CGGCAACGCAATCACGCCTCGAACCAATCCGGTAACAGTTCCGGTAACGAGTCGAACCGCTCCCGCCATCGCGCGAAATGGCAACAGCACCGCGTTGACGGCGTTCACCAGCACGCGAATGATCACCACGATCGGCGAGACCGCCAGCATGATGATCTTGAGCAGCGCCGGCACCTCGTCCCATTTGAAGAATGCGACATAAACCACGGCGGCGGCGGCGGCAATCAATGTCATCGGGTTGAGCAAACTTGACAGGCTGGCGAGCAGTCCGCCGCCCGTCGAAACCGCCGCCATGCCGGCATTTCTCGCCATGCTTCCGAACGCCATCGAGCCGGATTGCCCCGCCATCATGGCCGTCTTTGTCATCGCGACGAATCCGCGATTGATCGCCGATTGCAACGGAATGATGGTCGCGAGCGTGTTTCGCATCCCCTCAAGCTTGCCGTCGGCCTGCTCAATTTCCGCCGACGCGCCGCGTAGCATGTCGCGCAGTCCACCGAATGCCTTCGCGGCGTCGCCGACAATCGGCACGAGTCTCTGGATCGTCTCGCCGAGCTTGCCATAAGCGGCCGTCGCCTGCCCGGCAAATCCTTGTAGGCCGCGCATAGCACGCACTAGACCGCGTTGGCCTTGCTGTTGCTGGCCGTCAGTCGTATTGGTCCGCACCTGCGGCCTAGGCGGTCTCGGTGGGCGTGGCGCCATGCTGCAACAATATCCTTTCGACGTCTTCCGGCATGACGAACTTGCCGCCGTTTAGCTCGATAGCTTTTGCGTGACGAGCGACTTCCGACGTTAGCGGAACGGTGCTCGATGGCGCGTCGCCAACGTCGCCCGTCTCAATGTACCGCGCGACGTTGGCGATCTTGCCGGCCGCCAACATGCACACACTAACAAGTCGCTCCCGCCACGCCCTGCCGGCTGCGTCGGCCATCCAGCGCAGTTCGCGGAGCGTCAGTCCCGAGGGGCTTACGCCGATCGCTCCCGCTAGACCGTAGCACTCCACTACGACATCAATAGTTGGTCTAACTTCGCGTTGATGTCCGCCACCGCTTTCGCCTTCCGCGTCTCTTTCATGGTCGCGTCCATCAAGCGGGCTTGTACCGCCTGATGGCGAGCGTCCGCTAGCTCGTTCTCCGTCGCCAGCATCTCGCGCAGTAGCTGACGCTGGCGCGTCGGGAAAAAATCGATGATGGCCTCGATTAGTGCATGTCCGGCCTGCTCGCCATCGTCGCCGGACAGCAAAGACTGGAACGCATCCGGCGTAATGCCGACCGCCTCCGCCTGCGATCGGCACAGTTCCCATAGCACCTCGCCAGCTAAGAGCGAATCGCCCGTCAGCTGCTCGAATTGCTTGGCCTGTCGGTCTGCCAAATCCACCTTGCAAGCCTCTCGAACGCGACGAATTTTCGGCGCGTCGATACTAACCATCCACTCCCGCCCGCCAGCACGAAAACTAGGCACATTTCACCTTATGGGGTAACGTCTTGTAGGCCTTGAATCTTGAGAGTGCAAGCATTTGATCCGTCGCCATTGCTCGCAACAAACGACAGGATCGGCGAGCCCGTTAAAAGGTTCGTGGCCCCGCCTTCGATATCCAAAACAAACGGAGAGTTCGGATCTAAGTCGATGCCGTTGCCGACCGCGCTACCGCCACCGCTGACCGCATCAAAAAACGTGATGCGAACACCGAAACCAGTGCTCGCCGCAAGCTCGGCGAGGAGCCCGATGATTTCGACGTTATCGCCGTCGATGGCTTTATTGACGACGACTTGCTTGACAATGACCACCGCCGTCGATGCTGTCGGCAGATTGTCGCCCGCGCCCAGGTCAATACTGATCGTGGTCGCGTCGGTCGCGGTGACATCGACACCGTAGCGCCGGCCGGCTGCCCAGTAGACATCGACCGTATCGCTGCCCGTGATGCCGTGGCCGCTTGCCACCGTCACGATGCCCGTATTGTCATCGGTGCGAGTGGTCAGTGTGCCGCTCTTGCCGGCGGGTAACGTGACTTGCAGGTCAATCAAATCATCGCCCGTGCGAATCTTCGATTGGTTGATGCTGCCGATGCTGACAGCGTATGCCAAACTAGGCATGATATGCGTCTCCTGTGTGATGGTGGCTTAGCTGTTGAGTAGCGGCGTGCGGGTGTCGTCATTGAGCGCCACCAGCGTGAAATCGACCGTCTGTTCGCCGCCGATCGGCATGCCGGCCGAGGCGGAAATAACGCAATCCGCATCGAGACCCGTTCCACCGGTCGCCGGGATCACTCGCAACGCCACGGGCGCACCCGTGCGAGACGCGGCGAGCAGAGCAGTCAATGTCGTGTCGTCGGATTTCTGGAGCATGGAAAACGTTAGCGAAACCTCCAGTGCTACCGTTCGACCCGTGCGAATAGGCGGAGTTGATCCGCTGCCGCGCACCGTCGTGTCACCGCTGACAGGATTCGTGTCGTATTTGATGTCGCGCGAATTCGCGATTAGCGTGCTGGCAGTCGAGCCAGCCGCTCCGTAGTACAGCTTGGCCTCGTAGCCCATTTTCTTTGTCGTCATTCAAATGCTCCTATGCTAGGGCCTTTCGGGCCTCGAATCTGATCGTAACTTGTCCAGTGAATTGGCCCATCTGGCGTAACTGCTGCGGATCGAATAGCGACACGCTCGGCACTTCAAGCCATGACGCATCGACGGCACTGAAGACGTCTGGAATCATGGCATCCGCGATCCGCTCGACCGCATCAATCAATGCGTCAACCTGCTCTGTGTTCAGCTTGCCCGTCTGGCTTTCGCGATCGGCCCCGATGATGCGTTTTCGTAGCGTCACGATGACATCGAACGTATAAGACAACCCGCCCCGCGTATCCAAATCAACAGCCGGCTCGGATGGCGTCAACACCTCGACCAAAGCCGATTCGCGGTCACTCGCCTCGTCGTCGTAATCGCCGTATACTCGTTCCGCAGTGAATTCGATGCCTAGGTCGAGCCCGCGCACAATCGCCAGCACCGCGTCGGCTACGCTCGTTACGGTGCTCGCCATCACGCAACCTCGACCACGAATAACCGCATCATCTCCTCGCCGGCCGATTCATACTGCCACACGGCCCCGTTCGGCTCCGGGGCTAGCTCCCATCGCACCACCGAACCGCCGACTGTCTCCGCAATCTGGTCGCCGCGTTGCGGCGCGATCGTCATATCTGACGATCGAACCACAAACGACACCTGCCGGACGATCGTCTGCACTCCGGTTGCCTGCACCACCCGCACCCGCTGGACGTCTCGCGTCCCGCGTAGCGATATGGTTGCCGCCCCTTGCGTGTAGGCGATTGCATGGCTGGCATGGTCTGCAAGCTGACCAGCGAGCCACGCCGCGCCGTCGTCTAAGAGACTCATTACTGTTGGCCCGTGCGAACGCGGAGGACATCCAGTTGCACGTTGCCCGGGGAATCGTTCGACGACTTTTCAAGATGGAAAAGCGCCTTGAGTGGTCCGGTCGCCGCCGAGATGTTGAACGTCGTTGACGACAACACTCGAACGCCATTGACATAGAACTTCAAACTGGCAGGATCGCGCCCGTCGATCTGCAAGAACACCGGAGTGCCGACCGCGAAATCGACCGTGGTATCGGTCGCGGCGACTTCATTGGTTCCGTCGTCGCTCTCCGCGTCGATGTTGATGTCGGCGCCCAAGTCAAAATGGAAGAACGCCGATTCCGTGATCGAGTCCGCATCGCTAGCGTTGGTTCCGTTGGCCACGCCAATCGACAAGTCGGCGACGTCGGCGTCGGCATTAACGACCACCTCGACCACCGCATCCAGAATCCAGTTGCTGCCGAGAGCAAAAGAGCGCTTCGACAACCAATCCAATTTTTGGGCTTCGGCCGTCGCGGAAAACGCCGCGTCAAGCGACCCGCCGCGCGAGTAAATGTACGGAGCGCCGGCGGTCAGAACGACCGCCGTATCGCCGCCCGAGCGCTGAAGTTCGATTTCGTAGGCCGGCTTGACGTTGAGATTGACATAACCCTCAGTGGCTGCCGACGCAGCGTCGCCAACCGCCGAGCCCAAATAGAAATCCCGGTCGCCAGCCAGCGGAGGAACGCACGTCGCCTTATTGGCGGAGTGATCCCACCAGATTTCGCCGCCATCGAGCCACACTTGCCCCGTGGTTTTCTCGACCCGGAAAATTCCCTCGCACTGTGCGCCGCCCTTTTCGCCATTGGCGACATCGACGGGAATAACCGCCGCCAAGCCATCGCGCAGCTGGACGACTTCACCGCCAGTAATCGCCGCGTCGGCCGTGTAGTCACGCGGGCATTCATCGCCCTGGTATAACTCTGCTTCTGCCATGATCTGTGCTCCTGATTTATGCTTGCGAGTAAAGCGGCCTGGCCATTGCTAGACCGCGTAAATGGTTTGCCTGCGAACTACGCCGCGCCCTTGCTCTTGATGCCGGCCAGCGTCTCGAACTTGTCAACGCCGAAATCGTGGTAGCCCCGGAATTGGATGCCGAGCTGATCAAAATCCGCGTCAGCCGTTTCGACCGTCGGCGTCTGAACGCCATCGAGGAACGACACGACAATCGGCGCGATTGCCGAATTGGGCGTCCGAAACAAATACCACGCCGTCGAGGAATAGCCCGAATAGGCGGAATCCGAGAGCCACGGCACCACGACGGGCCGATACTTGCCGGCATGAATGTTGGTTTCGCTGACTTTCACGGCCGCACTATTGCGTGCCGTATAAAGGGCCTCCGCCACCGCTTCGAGTTCCGGCGGAACCAAGAGAATCGTCGGCGGCGGTCCGCCAATTCGCTTTTGCCCGTCGGCAGACGGCGACCGCATTTCGCGGAATTTCTTCACGCCAAGGCTTAGGCCAACGCCATCGGTCCCGAGGTTCGTCGTGGCGCCCTCGATATAGTTCGAGTTGCCAGAAGTGAAGAACGATCCGTTGTCCAAAAATTTGGTCCAAAACACGTCGTTCATTTTCATCGCAGCCCCGCGCCCGATGACATCGCGCAAAGCATCGAACGCCCCAAGATCATCGTTGATGATGTCTTCGCGGGTGACCGAATACATCTTCGCGTAGGTGCGCACCTGCCGCGTAAACGACTGCTCGCCCGTGGTCGCGTGTTTGATCCGGCCGCCCTTCGGCAGCTCTTCATAGGACATGTCGTCGAGCATTCGGTACGACGTAACCTGCTTGAAATCGGGCACGCTCTTGATGGCCGCGATTTCGGTCCAAGCGTTGTCTTCCTGCATGTAGCCTTCAAGCAATTCTTTGTTCGCGATGTTGCTTAGGATGCCCGGCAGGCTCACCGTCGAAAAGCCGCTCGACGCGCGAATGTCGCGGCGTGGCAAAGCGTATTCGAGCACCTCGCGGACGTTGCCGGTATGAATGCGATCGCCGGCACGGAGCGTCATTCCGTTCGCGGCCGCCGCACGAATCAGCAGTTGCTGGATGCCAAGCCGGCCGCCGAATTCGCGATGGGCCGCGTCCAAGGTTTTCTCGTCGAACGCCTTGTCGATGTTTTGCAGTCGCAGCCGCTGGCAGACCGCCGCCGCGATGACATCGCCATTGACGTCGCGTTGGCTGGCGTGGATGGCAGGAGCGGTCGGCCGCGATCCGCGCACGATGGCAAGCTGTGCCTTCGCAATGATTTCGCCGGCGCGGGCACGGTAGGTGTCGGCCGACAAGCGATTGCGGGCCGCCTTGGCCTTGAGATCGCCCAAGGCTTTGCGGGCCGTCTTTTTGGCTTCCGCCAAGATGGCAGCCGGCGCGTCATCCTCGATCGACAGCAAGTCGTTGTCGAGCGAATCAAGGGCATCCGAATGGGCAGCCCGAATATCGACCGCATCCCATGCGGCGCCGGCTTGCATCGTGTCGTTCTTGTACTCGGCCTGCATGGTGTCGTCTGGCTTCATCTCCGCGTTCGCAGCCGGAGCGGCAGGGGCCGCACCTTGCAACGCGGCGTAAGCCGCCTTGTAGGCGTCCATTTGCTCGGCAGAGAGCGATTCCATGACCACGCCTAGGCTTTTCAGCCAGTCTTCAAAACTCATATCCATTGCTCCTCTAATTCGCGCGGCGCTCGCCGCAATTCGTACACTCGTAGACTCGTCCGCGCCGCGCGGAACGAACGCAACTCCGTACAGATAACCCGTCCTGGCAATGACAGCCGGACCGGTGATTGTTTGACCGTTTACCGTCATCGATTGACCGGCCGCTAACCGTTCCAACTTGTCTGGCGACACTTCGACGGACGCCTGAAAAGGAAAGCCGCCGGCGGTCGCACTCTCAACAACTTGGTCGCGTGAGTCGCTCGCATAGCTCAGCGAGCCAGCAAGCACTAGCCGCGTTCCGTCGTTGTCAATGGCCGTCACATGCCCGACAGGATCGGTTGTCTCATGATTGAGATTGGCCACGACCGAAGGCGCGGCCTCTAGCCCGCGTAGGTCAATGACGATCGGATCGTCGTAGCCATCGACGTACATCGGGCCGCCGTTGTAGGCGACCATGCTAAACGTCGGCACCTTGCCAGCCGCCGCCGCTTGAATGTCCGGCTTGGATGGCAGCCTAACGCGCTTGGCCATTGGCTCCGCCTCCCATCTGCTGGACTGCTATTTGTGTCGCCGATTGCGTCTGTGCGTTCTCCCGCTGCACTTGGGCCTGCTCGATGCTGCCCAATTGGTTCGTCGCGTTGAAGATGGCCAGCCGCAGTAGTTCTTTCATCTTGCCGACATCGACGCCGTAATCGCTCGCCATGGCCTCGACGGCGGACTCGTAGTCGTCGCCGGCTTCGGCGTAGACTTGCCGCAGTGTCGTCGTGCCGTTGCGCAGTCGCATGTTGACGGCCGAGGCTTCGCTGGTGATGTCGGCCACAGGATGATTTGGCCAGTCCCAGGAGCGTTCCGGCGGCTGTCTTGGATCGCCAAAGCCGAACACCAGTGCGGCCTCTCGCCACCACTGGACGAATAGCTTGTCGAGCACACAGTCTTCGCAGTCCGCCCGCTCGATATCGACGCCCGCAAAATACGGTTGAAAATCGAGCCGGCCGCTGGCGTAGTTACTCTGCGAACTATCGCAAGCCGCCATGTTATAGGGCATGTTCTTAGGGCGGGCCTGCTCGCTGATTTGTGCCCGATTGAAGCTATCGTAGGACGTGTTCGGATGCTGGGCCTGCATCTGCTCGGCCCTGTATCCCATCGGCAAAGCCGCCATCATGCGGCGTTCAATGGGGAGCGTCGAAAACGGGGCGACAGGTTCCGCGTCGCCCGGTGGCATCTCCGTGTAAAGCAGTGCGGCAAAGCTCGCGGCGGTCTCGGCAGCCGATACGGTCGCCTCTCGCCATCGCCGACTAGACGCGCCGACTTGCATGGTGCTCTTGCACTCCGGAACACCGCGATGTTGCTGCGGTCGCCGCATGGCGAACCAATGCAGCACGTAGCGGGCGGCCACTTGTTTCGGCTCTTGATAGTAGACTGCCCACTGGCTGCCCGGATGCTGCGGCAAAATATCGTAAGTCAGCGGGTTGCCAAACTCATCGAACGTTACGCCGTCGATAACGCCTTCGCGTCGATATGGAACGTAGGGCGTAGTCACCTGATCGCACTCGATCGGCACGACGTCTAGCTTGACCGGATGGCTTACCCGAGGGTTAGCCGTCACGATACCGAACGATTCGCCATCCACAAGCTTGGCGTGGGCAGACGTCCACAGCTTGCGACGCAATTGAACGGCTTTCGCCCACTTCCTCCACTCCGCATTGATCCGCAAGTCGAGCGATCGGCTGCCGGTCTTGCAGGCAAGCGTAGGCCCCATGCCAACGAGAAAATTGGCGTGTGTCTGCGCGATGCCGTCGGCGTAGCCGTTGTTCGCAGCCTCATACCGCGACCGCTTGACGAGCCGAGTGCGAACACCCTTGCTATTGGCACTGTCCGCGTCGTACGCGTCGGTGTTGGCCCAGTAATTCTGATACTCTACTGAGTCCGACGCCGCGTCGTATTTCGCGCGAATGTCTGGCGACTGCGGCCGCTTGGCGGGCTCGCGCACGATGCCAAGATAACGATCGGTGCTCGATCCAATGGCAATCACTAGCCACCTCCCGGTGGCTTGAGACGCGCGAACCGCAAGCCAAATCCCTTTGCGGCGGCGGTTGCTTGTCCGGCAGCCTTGGCTGCTAGGTAGCGATCGGCTTCGATTTGTGCACTGATCGACTGCGCGGCGACGGTCTGCGAGCCGACGGTTACGCTGGCTGGCTGCTTAGCCGTGTTTTCGATTGCGTCTGCGATCGTTTGTGGAGTCGTCATTGACCCCAACTATCCCGACGATGCCGGGCGGAGTCAAATCGTCGTCGGGTGGGGTACTATATGCGGGATGGCTGCCGTCAAGTTTCTTCTGATCGGCTTCTATCGGCACTTCCCTAGTGTGCAAAACCTGCTTGCAGTTGCGGCAAAACCTCCGCCTGCGGCGCTCTTGCCGCCCCGCCACGAAATACGAATCCTCAACACGCCAGTCGCGGCAGCCGCAACGCGGGCACTCCCAACCGTCGCCACCGGTCGCCTGTGCCGCGAGCTCGCCGAGGGTAGGTCTGCGGATCACCTCATCATCCATGTCACCGCCCCTTTCTCAGTTGGTCGAGCGTTGGCCGTGCCTGCGACCAATCGCGATGCTTGCGGTCGCTGACGCCCACGCCTCCCAGCTCGACACCCGACACACTCGCCGCCACGGCAGCGCCGACAACGCAGTCGAATAGATGGTTGTCCGGCCTGCCTGGCCGCTGCTGCCATTCGTCGCATTCGCGCCCTCGACCGGTTGTTCGCGTTCGATACTCCGCCGTCAGATGCTCGCTAATCATCCTGTGCCGCGTCGGATCATGGCCCCACAAGCTTAGCGACCCGCCGCCGCCGATAGGCGTCGCGAAACGGCTGTAGACGAACGACTTCCAATAGTTCGAGTCGAACAAAACATACCGCACCGCTCGCCGTCCTGCGACGTTGGGCATCCGCCAGTTGTGTCCGAGCAGGTCGCCTTGCCGCCGCTTGTATTCGCTAAATGGGGCGCTGCGAGCACCGACGTATTTGCCGTGCGATGGCAACAATAATTGGCCATGCCGGCTGCCGGCGCAGAACCCGTAAATCGTGTCGGATTCAAAATTGGCGTCGATCTGCAATCGCTCGATCCGCAATTGCGCCCCGTCTTCCCGTCGCCATTGGCGAGCCAGTAGGTCAGTCGTGAGGTTTGTTAGTCCGGCATGAATTGACGATTCTTTGCCGCCGGCGTTTAGCTTGGCAAGCTTGACCCGAAGGTCCGCATAGGCGAAATACTGCTCGCCTTGGTCAGGGTAGGCGCCGTAGTCGAGCACGTAGCCCGAGAAGTTAGGCTCCCACCCGACGACCGCGTAATACAACGCATCCTGCTGGACGTCGATCATGCCGGTGACGTGCTGTACGTTGATCGGACAGACACCCCGTTCGCGTCCGTTTATCTTGCCCGCGAAGTCCGCCGCCGTCGCGCCCGCGTCAACGCCGAGGTTATCCGGCTTCGGATCGTTCTGGTACTCCGAAAGAAACGCCTCCTCGTTCCGCAATCGCAGGTTGTAGGCCGACTGCAACGCCGAGCACTCATCGGGGCGAAAGCGGTCTGGCCACGCCACGACTGCGCCAGCGTGCATGGCCTCGTAGTTATCCCGCACGAACTCGGTCGCCAGCGAGACGCCCTTGCCACTCCGCAGCGAGTCTAGCCGGATTTCGCGGTACTGCTCCCACAGCTTTTTGGCATCTTCGCTCGATGGCCACTCATACACCATCTTGCAACGCTCGCCCTGCCAATCCGGATGCAGGTCGGTCGATAGCAGGCGGTCGGCTAAATCATCCTGCCGGATCACCGTAACAGGGGCGATAGCCGCGATTGCGGTTTTGGGGCCGGCTAAGCCGAGGATTGTGCCATGGATGATCGATTCGCGAGCTTCCACCTGCGACGGACTGCGAGCGGATTCGTCGGTCTGCGGATCGTCCACGATCACCATGTCGGGGCGTATCCGCTTGCCGTCGCCAAGTGCCGCGACCATACCCCGCATAGACGACGTAATGCCGACGCATCGCACCCTCCCTTCGCATGAATCGCCTGGGACGTCTGCTAGCACAAGATCGGTTCGCGTGATTTCCTGTCGTAGCGTTCTGCCTTGGAACATGAGCCGGCGCTGGTGTATCCCGTCGAGACGGCGCAGCGGCAGCGTCGCCGAGGGGAAGTCGGCAAATAGCTCGTCGTTGGTTTCAAGCTCGATACGAAGGCTCTTGAGTGATTTGGCGCTAGCTTCGGAATCGGCCGACACTAGCACCACGAACCGACGATGCCCGTACAGCAGGGCCCACAACGCGGCACACTCACAAAGGCTTGTCTTGCCCGAACCTCGTGGCATTGCGACCGCGAACAGACCGCCGTCCAAAATGGAATGCTCGATCTTGCGGATTACCTTGATGTGGTCAGGCGACCACGACAGATTGAAGGTTGCGGAATGATATGTTTCGCAGTACAAGCGGAAGTCGCGGCGACAAGCTTCGTGCCGCTTTTTATTGCCGGGCGGCGGTATGTCGCCAATTTCGCGGGCGCGGGCTGACTCGGCAGCCGACTTGTCCCGCATCCGCGACTTGTGCTTTTCGTACGCCGCCGACTGCTTTGCGGTTTTTTTCGCTGGCTTTCCGGTCGTTCGCTTGGCGAACATTAAAGCCCCGCCACTCTTTCGAATGATCGCAGCGCCGCAATGGCTGCCGTGAAGTCTTCCATCACGATTGCCTTGCGGTAAATCTCGCGATAGGCATTGAGCAAAAATCCGCGAGCCAAATCGGTGTTGATGTTGGCGGCTTCATCCGCGATTTCATCGATCGCAGCCATCAGAAGGGCCCCAGGATCGTCAAGGAATTGCGCACGGATGTCGGCGAGTATGTCGGCACCATTGCGCCCCTCGACAATCCACGCTCGCACCTGCGCAACGTGAGACGCATCGTGTGCGGTTGCGACTGGCCGGCTGATTTGATTTCGTGATTTCGCCACGGCGCCACCTAACGAACCGGAAAGAAACCCAGTTCACAATGC